CATTCAAAAAGTGTGCAACTTTGTGGGTAATCCCCCTTAATTAGAAAAAGGTGATGATATTTTGAAAAAGATAGAAGAATTTGATTATAATTCAACAAAATTGATTATTGATAGTTTACCTGAAGATAAAAAAGAACTATGCACAGGCTTGTATAATGAACTATTGTTTATGCAAAAGACATTAAACAATCTGAAAGAGAACATTGAAGCTGATGGTGTTGTTGTTGAAATGTGTCAGGGTAAATATTCTATTAGTAGATCAAATCCATCACTTGCAACATACAATACAATGATTAAAAATTATTCAAGTGTTATAAAACAATTAAATGAAATATTAGAAAAAGTAGAATCACCTGATAGTGATGATTTTGATGAGTTCTAATGTATATAGATGAATACTATGAATGGATTATACATAATCCTGAACGAGTAAATAAAAAAGTTCTAAAAGAATATAGTAAATTAGTAAAGGACAAGAAGAAACCAGTAAAGGTTTCTTTTTTTAATAAATTATCAGGTGAAAATGAAACACATACTTATGTGTATGATGAAGAAAAAGCTACTAAACCAATATTGTTTATAGAAAAATATTTGAAACAATCTAAAGGAAAATGGAATGGAAAACCATTGAAATTAGAACTATTTCAAAAAGCATTTATTCAAGCATTATTTGGTTTTGTAGATCAAGATACTGGTTTAAGGAAATACAAGAAAGCAATATTTTTTGTAGCTCGTAAAAATGGTAAATCAGTATTAGATAGTGCAATAGCATTGTATATGCTAACAAAAGATAATGAAGGTGGTGCTGAAGTATATTCAGTTGCTACTAAAAAAGATCAATCAAAAATTGTATGGGAAGAATCAAAGAAAATGATTAAGAAATCACCATCATTAAAGAAAAGATGTAGAACTTTAATTGGTGGTATTTATTATGATAAAACTGATTCAAGTTATAGAGCATTAGCATCTGATAGTAATTCATTAGATGGTTTAAATGCACATTTAGTTATTGCTGATGAAGTACATGCCTGGAAAGATAAAAATTTGTTAGATGTTATGTATGATAGTATGAGTGCTAGAGAACAACCACTATTGTTAGAAACATCAACAATGGGAACAATCAGGCAAAATGTATTTGATATAGAATATGATTATGCTAGTCAAATAATAGATGGAACAATACAAGATGAAGTTCTATTACCTATTATTTATGAACTAGATGATGAAAATGAGTGGATTAACGAAGATAGTTGGTTTAAAGCAAATCCAGCTTTGGGTAGAATTAAAGATTTGAAATCATTAAGAGAAAAAGTTGAACGAGCTAAAAATAATCCAATAGAATTAGTAAATTTATTATGTAAAGATTTTAATGTTAGACAAAATTCAATTAATGCTTGGCTTACATTTGATGATCTTAACAATGAAGAAATATACCAAGAATGGAAAGATTGCTATTGCATAGGTGGATGTGATTTATCAAGTACAACAGACCTTACCTGTGCAACATTACTTGGTGTTGTTAAAGGTAAGATAAGAGTTAAACAAATGTATTGGATTCCAAGTAATTTACTAGAAAAGAAAGTTATAGAAGATAAAATACCTTATGACAAATGGTTAAAGAATGGATGGTTAAGGTTATCAGGTGATACAAAGATAGACTACCATGACATAACAAATTGGTATTTAGAACAAGTACAACAATTTGATTTAAGACCATTATGGATCGGGTATGATAGTTGGAATGCACAATTTTGGTGTGATGAAATGAAATCTAATGGATTTGATATGGTAGAAGTAAGACAGGGGTTTAAAACTGAATCAGCACCATTAAAACAAATGAAAGCTGATTTGATGGATAAAAAAATAAATTATAATAACAATCCTGTATTAAAGTGGAATCTATCAAATGTAGTTGTTAAAACTGATGATAACGAAAATATTATGTTATCAAAAGAAAAAGCAAGACAAAGAATTGATGGTGCAGCATCTTTAATGGATGCTTATGTAATATATATTAACCAACAACAAGAATATTTAAATTACATAAATGAGGAGGTATAGATATGCAAAAAAGAAGTTTATTCAGCAGAATATTTGGCAATGATGATAATTCAACAATACCACAAACAGCAACTGAATTTAAGTTGTTAGATAATGAGAAAGCAATATTTACAACATATTCAGGTGATTATAAGAAAGAACCAGATGTATTAACCTGTGTTGATGCAATAGCAAGAAATGGTGCTAAATTACATCCTAGACACATAAGAAACTATAAAAGAGAAGGTATTGAAAAACTAGAAATAGTTAAGGGTGATTTATATAAGTTATTAGCAAAACAACCAAATGAATTGCAAAATGCTTATAAATTCTATTACCAAATTATTACCGAATTAGAACTAAATAACAATGCAATAATTTATGTTAGTAAAGATAAAGATTTAAAAGTAGAAGGATTATATCCATTAAAGTTTAATGAATGTAAGTTTTATGAATATCAAGATAAGTTATTTGTAAAATTTAAATTTGGTAGAAGTAAAGAAAGATTTGTTGCTTATGATAATTGTATTCATTTAACTAAAGGTGATTCAAAAGATGGTATATTTGGTGGAAGTATAGAACCACTTAAGAAAGTACTATCAATGAAACATATTTTAGATGAAGGTATTATCAATGCTATAAGAACAACACAAAGTATAAAAGGTGTTATTAAAAGTTCAAAAGCAATGCTTAAACCAGAAGATGTAAAGAAGATGAGGGATCAATTCGTACAAGACTTTATTTCAAATGGTGATAAGTCAGGTATTGGTGGTTTAGATGCAACAACTGAATTTACACCTGTTAAGATAGAACCAACAATAGCAAGTGCTGAACAAACAAAACAAATTGATGATAAAGTGCTTAAGTACTTTGGTATTAATGAAAAGATTATCACATCAAGTTATAGTGAAAATGAATGGAATGCATTTTATGAAAGTGTATTAGAACCAATAGCATTACAAATGAGTTTAGAATTTACTAATAAATTATTTTCACCAACTGAAAAAAGTTTTGGTAATGAAATACTATTTGAAAGCAATAGATTACAATATGCTTCTAATAATACAAAAATTGAATTAGTAAGATATTGTGGAAACATAATGACTATTAATGAACAAAGAGAAGTATTTAACCTAGCGCCAGTTGAAGGTGGGGATGTATTCATGATAGACCAAAACCATGAAATAAATAATGATATAAACGAGGAGGTAAGTGAATGAAAGAAATTAGAAAGTTAGATATTCAATTTAGAGCTGAAGATACTGAAGATAATAAAATGGAAATAAAAGGATATGCTGCTGTATTTAATAGTCCTGAAACATATTCATATACTGAAGTAATTGCACCAACAGCATTTGATGATGCTGATATGAGTGATGTAGTATTAAGATACAACCATGAAGATACATTTATGGTATTAGCAAGAACTCGTAATGATAGTTTAAAATTAAATGTAGATGATAAAGGATTATTTATTGATGCAACATTACAAGATGATATTACTCAACATAGAGATATATTCAATGCAATTAAAAGTGGTTTAATAGATAAACAATCATTTGCATTTGTAGTTGCTGAAGATGACTATGATTATGATACTGATACAAGAACTATTACAAAGATTGGTAAAGTATTTGATGTATCAGTAGTAGATCAACCATTTTATAATGGTACTGATGTATCAGTTGCTCGTTCACAAAATGATGAGTTCTTAACTCGTAGAGAAGAATTAAGAAAAGAACACGAAGCAAAAATTGAATTAGATAAAAAGAAACAAGAATTATTATCAAAATTAGGTTAATACAATTTTAAAGGTATATCTGGAATAGATATATCTTTTTTAGTGCTGGAATGGCACTTGAATTGTTTTAATAAATCCTGGAATAGGAATAATAGACATTTAGGGTTAAGGGGTTGTCTTTAAAGAATAATCATAATCAAAAAAATATGAGGAGGTTTAGGAATGACTAGACTAGAAGAAATTGAAGCTCGTAAACTTGAAATTCGTAACGAAGTTGAATCAACTGAAGATTTAGAAAAAATAGAAGAATTAAATAAAGAAGTTGATGTACTTAATGAAGAAGTTGAAAAAATCAACGAGCAAGAAAAAAATGAGGAAATAGTAGAACAAATTGAAGAAGGTGAAGCTATTCCTGAAGAAGTTTCTATTGAAGAAGAAAAAAGTATAGGAGGTATTGAAATGGAAACAAGAAATTCAAAAGAATATGTTAATGCTTATGCTGAATTTATTAAATCAAACAATGATAAAGAATGTAGAGCATTACTAACAACAGGTGCTAGTGGAACAATTGAAGTACCAGATATGGTATATGAAATTGTTAAAACAGCTTGGGAAAGAGAAGACTTAATGTCTTTAGTTAGAACTATAAGTGTTAAAGGAAACTTAAAAGTTCAATTTGAAGTTTCAGGTGGTGAAGCTGCTATCCATACTGAAGGTGGTTCAGCTGTATCTGAAGAAGAATTAGTATTAGGTGTAGTTCAATTAACACCAGTATCAATTAAGAAATGGATTTCAGTATCTGATGAAGTATTAGATATGAAAGGTGAAGATTTCTTAAGATACATCTATGATGAAATTACTTATAGAATTGCAAAGAAATGTGCTGATACATTAGTATCAAAGATTGCACAATTACCACAAACATTATCAGCTAATGGTTCTGGTGTTTATGATTCAGTATCAGCTGCTAAAATTACTGAAGCTCCAGCATTAGGAACTATTGCAAATGCTATCTCACAATTAAGTGATGAAACAAATGATATTACAATCGTTATGAATAAAGCTACTTATGCTGCATTCAAAGCTGTTCAATATGGTGCAAACTATGGACAAGATGTATTTGAAGGACATAGAGTTGTATTCAATAACTCATTACCAGCATATTCAACAGCTAACAATGGTGCTGTTTATGCAATCGTTGGTGATTTTGCTGAAGGTGCTTTAGCAAACTATCCTGAAGGTGAAGGAATTGCTATCAAATATGATGATGCTACTTTAATGACTCAAGACCTAGTTAGAATTTTAGGTAGAAGATATGTAGGTGTTGAAGCTGTAGCTGATAGAGCATTCACTTTAATTGCAAAACCTAGTGAATAATTAGAAAGAAGGTACTAGACTATGCTAGAAGATATAAAGAAGATTCAGGGCATAAATCATACTGATTTTGATGATATGATTAACACTTGGATTGAAGCTGCAAAGTTAGATTTAAAAAGTATTGGCATAGTCAATACAGATAATCCTGATAGTTTATTAAAAACAGCAATAATTACATATGTATTAAGTTTTTTAGATGTTGGAAATAGTGAGATGTATGAAAATTCATATAACTTACAAAAAGACATTTTAAGACATACTACTGAATACAATTCAGGTTCATCAGAACCTAGTGAGTAATTATGGAATATACTGAAATAATATATTTAATTAGTAAAAAAATAGAAGAAGATGATATAGGTAATGAAGTATCAACTTCTTCTATACCTACTAAATGTTATGCTAAAAAGCAAAGTGTTAGAACTAATGAATTCTATAATGCAACAATGAATGGATTAACACCATCCTGTGAATTTGTTATTAAAAGATTAAATTATAATGGTGAAAGTGAAATTAAATGGAACAATGAATTATATTCAGTTATAAGAACCATTGATCCAAAGAATAAATTTGACATAGTTTTAGTATGTAGCAAGAAGATTGGTAATAAAGAAATAGAAACGAGTGCTTAATATGGCAAAAGATAGCATATTAGACATAAAAGACATATTGAATGAATATTCACTTGATATTCAAGAAGCATTGGTAAAAGATGCTGAAAGAGTAGCAAAAAATGCTAAAAAAGATTTGGTACAAACATCACCAAAAAGAACTGGAAAATTCAGTAAAAGTTGGAGGGTGGTTAAAGATGGTAAAACATTTATCGTTTATAGTACAAATCCAGGTTTAGCACACTTGCTTGAGAAACCACATTTGGATAGAACAGGACATAGAACCATAGTTCCAAAAAGTGCTGGTTTCATTGAAAAAGTAGATAAAGCAAGAACTAATGAATATTATGAAGATATGCAAAGAATTATCAAAAATGGAGGTTAATAATGAAACATAAAGAATTGCTTACTTTATTAAAAACATTGAATATTCCAGTTGCATACGATCACTTTACTAACAATAAAACACTTACACCACCATTCATGGCATATAGAGAAATAGCACCTGATACTTTTAAAGCTGACAATAAAACTTGGTATAGACCATATGAGTATGAAATAGAACTTATTACAGATAAAAAAGATGTTGATTTAGAAGAAAGACTAGAAGGATTATTAGATAATAACAACATTCCTTATGATAAAGAGAATGAAGTATGGGATGAAGAAGAACAAATATATCATAATTATTACATAATATAGGAGGTATAATTTATGAGTGCAAACAAAGTTAAATATGGTTTATCAAATGTATTTTTTGCTCCAATTACAGCTGTAAATGGTTCATATACATATGGAACACCAATTGCTATTCCTGGTGCTGTTAATTTATCATTATCACCTGAAGGGGATACTAATGATTTTTATGCTGATAATTTAATTTATTTCAGTTCAACAGCTAATCAAGGATATTCAGGTGATTTAGAAATTGCTATGATACCTGATGCAATTAGAACAGAAATTTTAAATGAAACAACTGATTCTAATGGTGCTTTAATTGAAAATGCTGATGCAAAACCTGTTGGATTTGCATTTGGATTCCAAATTGAAGGTGATAAGAAAAATAGAAGATTCTGGTACTATAATTGTAGTGTTTCAAGACCTGCAAATAATGGTGCAACAACTGAAGCATCTATTACACCTCAAACTGATACATTAACTATTAAAGCAATGCCAAGAACAACTGATAAGAAAGTTAGAGCTATGATGGAATTAAGTGAAACTAATACATCAGCATATAACTCATTCTTCAGTGCTGTTTACGAATCTGAAGTTAGTGAATAATAATACTACTCTTATGAGTAGTACAAAGGGATTACTCATAAGGGTAATCCTTTTTTAGTATTTATAAGGAGGTATTAAAATGGCTAGTAAAAATATAAAAGGTATAACTATTGAGATTGGTGGAAATACTACCAAATTACAAGATGCCTTAAAAAGTGTAGATAAACAAGTATATGGATTAAATAGTGATTTGAAGAATTTAAATCAAGCATTGAAACTTGATCCACATAATACTGAATTATTATCACAAAAATATGATGTTTTAAAACGAAACATAAGTGAAACTGAAAAGAAATTACAAACTTTAAAAACAGCTCAAAAACAAATGGGTGATTATAACAAACTTACTGATGAACAAAAGAGTTCTTATAATGCTTTAAGTTTAGAAATTGCTAAAAGTGAAAAAGCATTAAAACAAATGAATAATGAACTAAAAGAAAGTTCAAGCATTAATTTAGATGGATTAAAAAATGGATTATCAAAAGTTGGTTCAGTTGCTGTTGATGTTGCTAAGAAAATTGGGCAAGTGACACTTGCCGTTAGTGGTGCTTTAGCTGGTGCTGTTGCTGCTGGTGTTAAATCTTATGCTGAATATGAACAAAATTTAGGTGGTGTTGAAACACTATTTAAAAATAATGCTGATAAAGTAGTTGAAAATGCTAAACAAGCTTGGAAAACAGCAGGTGTTAGTGCAAACGAATATATGTCAGGTGTCACATCATTTAGTGCAAGTTTATTGCAATCATTAAGTGGTGATACATCAAAAGCTGCTGATGTTGCTGATATGGCATTTAGAGATATGTCTGATAATGCTAATAAATTTGGTACTGATATGAGTTCAATACAAAATGCTTATCAGGGATTTGCTAAACAAAACTATACCATGTTAGATAATTTAAAACTTGGTTATGGTGGTACTAAAACTGAAATGGAAAGACTTTTGAAAGATGCACAAAAAATTTCAGGAGTTAAGTATAATATAAATAACTTATCTGATGTATATAATGCAATTCATGTTATACAAAATGAATTAGGTGTCACAGGAACAACAGCTGAAGAAGCTGAAAAAACCATTAGTGGTTCGGCTGCTAGTATGAAAGCTGCATTTGATAACTTCTTAAATGGTAGTGGCTCACCAGAATCAGTATCTGAAGCATTAACTAATCTTTTAAGAAACATTTTTACAGCTGTTCAATCATTAGCACCAGGTATTATTTCAGGCATTGCTGATTTAATTACATCAATATTGCCACAAGCTGTTGATATATTATTTGAAATTTTACCGAATTTTTTAGATGCTATTACACAATTTATTGATAAAATATTTGAAGCTATAAAAAATGACACAGGAACTTTAGAAGAAACTATAACAATGTTAATTACTGAAATTGGTAATTTTATTACAGAAAATATACCTAAATTATTAGAAATTGCTTTAACTATATTGCCAAAAATGGCTCAAGCATTGGTTGATACATTACCAACAATGATTACAACATTAACACAAATAATTATTGATATGGTTAATTTGATAATAGAACATTTACCTGATTTTATTAGTGCTGCAATAGATATTATTGTTGCATTAGCTGAAGGTTTAATAGAAGCAATACCAATGTTATTAGAAGCAATACCTGATATTATTATTAATTTAGTAGATGCTTTAACTAAACCTGAAAACTTAATTAAATTAGTTGGTGCTGGTATCAAACTAATTGGTGCATTATTAAAAGGTATTATTGAATCAATACCAAAACTATTAGAATTAGCATTTGGTTTACCTAAAAAAATAGCTGATAAAGTAATTGAAAGAGCTAAAAGTACTAATTGGGGTGAAATCGGTTCTAATATGGTTAAAGGTATATTAGATGGATTTGCTAATGTTAAGGATTATTTAACAAGAAAAGTTAATGAAGTAAAAGATACTATAACAAACAAATTTAAATCTATATTTGGCATTCATTCACCATCAAGAGTTATGAGGGATGAAATAGGTAAACAATTAACAGCTGGTATTGGTGAAGGTATTGAAGCTGGTGTACCAAAAGCAATAAAAGATGTCAATGCTGCTATGGTTGATCTTAATAATGGAATACAAGCAAGTGTTAATCCAATTATTAATCCAACAGCTAATAGTAATCCATTATATATAAATATTGATAAATTCTATAATAAACGAGATCAAGATATTCAATCTATTGCTGAAGAACTAGAATATTATAGAAAAAATAGTGCATTAGCAACAGGAGGAAAATAGTATGGTTTTATGGAATAATGTAGATTTAAGAACTAAAGGAATTATAGTTGAAAATATACCAACTATAACTAAAGGTAAAAAAAGAATAGAAACTTATGAAGTTGAAGGAAAAAATGGTTTATTAATGGTAGATAAAGGAACTTATGATTCGTTCATAGTTTCTTTATCATGCCACTTTAATGAAATACATGATATAGATGAAATCAAATCATTTTTAGATGGTTATGGTAAATTAACAATAGATGGTGAAAAAGAATATGAAGCTATTATTAATAATCAAATAGATTTTGAAGAAGTTGATAGAAGTGGATTTAGAAAATTCCCACTTCAATTTTTATGTAATCCAATAGCACACGATATTGAACCAACAATAGTTGAAATTACTGAACCAACATCATTAACAATTAATCAAACAGCTAATACATATCCTATTATTACAATAAAGGGTACTGGTGATGTAGTTGTTTATATTAATAATAAAGCATTCAATTTATATAATTTAAATAGTGAATATACATATATATTAGATTGTAATGCAAAGGAAATAGTAGATCAGTTAGGTAGAAATTGTAGCAATCAAATGAGATATGATTTCCCTTATTTAAAACCAGGTGAAAATACAATCACATATACAGGTACAATTACAAGTTTTGAAATAGAATACAAAAAAGCATATTTATAGGAGGTGCTTATGAATATTTATTTAAGTACTGAAACTAATTTTGAAAACAATGGTTTAGGTTTCTTAACTGATTGCATAAGTGCTTATGTAGATGAATCATTAAATGGTGATTATGTATTGAATATTACTTATCCATTAAATGGTAAATTAAGTGAATATTTAGTAGAAGATAATATTATTAAAACTAATGTAGGTAATGATAATTACCAATTATTTAGAATTGCAAGAATTAATAAAGACTTTAATGAAATAGAAGTATATGCATTACATATTAGTTATGATTTACTAACTAATATGTTAGTAGATACATATCCACAAAATTTAAGTTGTGAAGCATTTGGTAATTGGTTATTTAATCATACACAATATCAAACACCATTTACATTTCAAAGTGATATAAGCACATCAAAAAGTGCAAGATATGTTAGAAGAAATCCTATTGAAGCAATAATGGGTGATATAGATAATTCAATGGTTAATATATTTGGAGGTGAAGTTGAAAGAGATAACTTCACTTTTAAATTGTTGCAAAGTAGAGGGCAAAATAATCATGTTAAATTAATGATAGGTAAAAACATTACTGAAATAAAAACAAAAGTTGATATTACATCAATGTTTACTCGTATAATGCCTATTGGATATGATGGTTTATTATTACCTGAAAAATTTATTGATTCACCATTAATCAATAACTATCCATCACCAAGAATAACAAAAGTTGAATTTAGTGATATAAAATATGATCCTGAATCAGAAGAAGAAGGTGTTTATACTAATATAGAAGATGCTTACCAGGCTTTAAGAAATGCAACACAAGCTTTATTTGCATTAGGTATAGATAAACCACAAATAACAATTAACATTGATTGGTTAGAATTAAGTAAAACTGAACAATATAAAAATCAATATCAAGCATTAGAAACAGTTAGATTAGGTGATACTATTACAGCTGCAATACTTGATTTTGATTACACAACAAAAGTAGTTAAAACTACATATAATGTATTAACTGATTCAATAGAAAAATTTGAAATAGGAACAATACAAAAAACTATT